CGAGCAGGTACTCAGACGTGCATCAGCGCATTGAGCGCTTGCTGGCGGGCCAGAGATGAGCTTGGCCATCTACTTCGTGGTCGACGGGCCTGCAGTCGGCAAGGGCCGGCCACGGGTCAGCACGATCGCTGGCAAGCCACGCATGTACACGCCGGCCAAGACACTCGCATGGGAGCGCTTGGTTGCTGACGCTGCAGCGGGCGCGATGGGCAGCATGATGCCGTCAGAGCACCCGTGGTCGATCAGGATCTGCATCTTCGCGCCAGTGCCTGCGAGCTGGCCTAGAAGGCGCCAGGTGGCCGCGCTGGAGGGTTTGGAGCAGCCGGGCAAGCCAGACCTGGATAACGTCGCCAAGGCCGTTTTAGACGGTCTGAACGGCATCGTCTACCGCGATGACAAGCAGGTCACCAGGCTAGTGGTCGAGAAGCGCTACGACTTGAACCCGCGCACCGAGGTTTACGGATACGAGGTTTGCAAGTGAATGACGGTTTCAGGTTTTGCACTCATTGCCAGCAGCGCAACAGGATCGAAGGAGGCGCCTGGCGGGTCAGAAACGAAGGACGGCACCGCAGATGGTTCTGCGGCTCTTGTGTGTCACGGGTGCGGGCGCGTTCACTCGAGCGCCAGGCTGGTGACGCTACCGGACGGCAGGCAAGTGGGGAACCAGTCGGAGGCGTACCGGGCGTGGACAGAAGCGAGATGGGCCATGACGCTTCCTGATCGTGTCGACAAGCGTCGCAAGGGGCCGCACATATCAAAGCGTGAGTACCTGGAGAAGGTGCGTCAGATACGCGGTGATGCAGCTGCAGATCAGTTGCGAGCAGCGATGGTGGAGTTGTGGAAGAAGCGCTAGAGCCCATCGAGCTGCAGGTTCCTGGCAAGCGCAGGGTCAAGCCTCCAGATCCGCCGCGGCAGGCGCCCTTCATCGTGTTGCCGCACAAGGCCGCATTGGATGAAACCCTGTCGGACGGAGCATTCAGGGTATTGGCTGCGGTTGCGACATTCGTGAACCGTGCCGGGTTTACTTGGGTTGGGCACAAGCGCCTGGCGCAGGAGATGCACGTTGACCGGCGAACCATCACAACCCAGATGCGCAAGCTGCGCGAGCGGGGATACATCGAGATTGTCCGCAAGGGTTGGCGAGGGCACCACAACAACACCATGCGGATCATTTACGACCCAACCATCAGCGCCGATGACGCGCTGGCAATCACCAGCAGTCAAGAGGACTGCCGGCCACCCATCATCAAAGAGGAGCAAGACAGGATGTCACCCGAGGAACAAAAGCAACGCATCGCACAGATGCTCAAAGGGGCCGTCAAGACCATGAACAGCCCACAGGACAACCGCCGATACCAGATGCCAGCATCAGGCGAAACACTCGCAGCCAAACGCATCAAAGCAGGCATGAAGAAGCCTCCAAAACCAGTCAACACCCCTGCCGATAAGCCTGTGGATAACCTGTGGATAACTTCTGATGATAGGGGAAAGCAGGTAAGCGCTAAACAAGAAGAAGAATCTATAGAGGGTATATGTAATAAGGTGTTTAAAGAAAGAATAGATAAAGAGGTTAATAACTGTTTACAAGGGTTATTGTCATTGCGCGAATTCAAGGAGCTGCTTGACGAGGTTCTGGCACGCAGCACCGCTGAAGGCCTGCCGACCCCAAAGCTGGGCGTAGCGTTGGATGCGGTGCTCGACCTGTACGGCAAACGGGTCGAGAACGCGTTAGATCGGCTTCTAGGCGACGATCACGCCCAGGTTGATGGGAAGGTAGCCAAGTGACCTTCCAGCGCGTTGTAGGCCGTTTAAATCGGTCTGTCCAAATCGCAAACGAACGTATGGGTTTTGTACACCCTAGGCTGACGTGTCCTGGTGAGGCCGATACCCGAGCTCTGTCTATGCGGCTAGGCGTGCGGACACGGGACGCGTCATGCGGCTGCGTAAGGCGATACCCCTTCCCCTCCCCCGTCCAACCGTAGCGGTGGGTGCCTATCTCAATTTTTCCCCTCTTTTTTTGGAGATTGTCATGGCGTATGAGATGCGTGTTGGTCAGGGTCAGTTGTTCAAGTCGAAGAATCGGAAGTCTGAGAAGAGTCCGAATCTGAGTGGGAAGCTGATGTTGCCCAATGGTGTTGTGGTTTATGTATCCGCGTGGACGAAGGAAACGGCTGCGGGTGAGAAGTGGATCAGCCTGCAGCTGGGTAATGCGGTGGATGGTCAGCAGGCTCACCAGGCTGCTGTAAAGGATTCTGATGAAGAGATTCCGTTTTGAGGTGAGTTATGACTGGTGCAAAGAAGGTTGGTGAGAAGTATCCGGTTTTGAATGGTTGGGGTGGTGTTCGTAGTGTTCAGCGTAAGTTGAATCGGTCACCGACGATTATTCAAAACAAGGAGGCTATTGCATATCAATTGCTGTGCATGGCTAATACGAAGATCACGGATGTATTGGAGTGGGATGACGAGGGTAATGTGAAGGTGAAGGTTGCCAGTCGGATTCCTGAGCATGCGTTGAATGCGATCAAAGATATTCAGGTCACGAGAAACAAAGATGGCAGTCAGACCTTGAAGATTGAGTTATTCGACAAGGTGCAAGTGCTGAGATTGTTGGCGAAGGCCAGTGGGTTATTGGATCGGCCAGAAGATGATGAGAAGCCGAGCGTGATTGACGTGAATGTTGTTGCACCCAGGGGGGAATCGTGAGTGTGTGTCCAGAGTGTGGGAGCTGGGACAGTAAGGTGCGGGAAAGCAGAAAGGACACGAGATTCGGATGGAGGTGGAGGCTGAGGGATTGTTTGGGCTGTGGGCATCGGTGGAGTACTTACGAATGCCCGGCAGAGGGGATGACAGCAGAGGGGGACGCGAACCCGGAAGGAAGGCTGGAGAGATGAGTATCAGATGCACTGAGTATTCTGTTGATAATGCTGACGGTGTTTCTATTGATATTCGGGCTGATATTGGATTGAGTGATCACATATTCTTTGAGCTTAACCAAGATGGCCATGTGATATTGGCGACTCTTGAATGCTTGCGTGATTTGGTTATGGCGGCTGAACAATTAATGGCAGCGAGGAAGAAATGATTGATTATGCTGAAGGCTATACGGAACTGAAGCGCCTGGTTGATGAAGTATGGAAGGCTATGGTTGACCAGAGATTCTCTGATGCGAGAGCGTTATGCGATCAGATCGTGGTTGAAGCCAGGATTACCAAAGCCCAGATCGGTGCTCAGACGAGGGAACAAAATGAGCATTGACGACATTATCAGGATGGCGCGGGAGTGCGGTAACTGGTCTGGGCAGACTGTCGAGATGAACGACGTTGGACTAGAAAGGTTTGCCAATCTTGTCGCTGCTGCCGAGCGCAACAAAGTTGCTCAGTGGATGATTGCACGAAGCTACGCAACAGGCCACGGGGACACCGTTGAAGACTTGCTCAAAGAGTTGGCGCAGAGCGTGAGAGAAGAAGAACGAGAACTCTGTGCTCAGGTGTGTGATGCTGTGCAGCAGCAGAACGAAGACGATGGCGCTTGGCTGTGGGAGGCAAAAAACTGCGCTATTGCAATCCGAGCAAGGGGAGAGAAATGAGCATTGACGTGATGAAACAGGCGCTGCACACGCTAGAGGGCTGGGTAAATCACGGCGATTGGGTTTGGCCTGAGTCTGCGCTGGAGCAGGCAAAACGCAACACAACTGAATCCATCACCGCCCTCCGCGCTGCAATTGAGGAACGCAAGCCCGTGGCTTGGAGGAAGCACTACGAGAACTCCGGGTATACCTATTACGATGCGCGGTGGAAGAACATCCCACCAGACGCGGAACCGCTATATCTATGAAGACCAAAGAGCAAAGCGCAAAGGCTGTTGGTGCTGCGGGGCTGAAGCTGGACTTCAGCGAATCCCCAGTGGTGTTTGACTTCATCAGTGCCAAGAGCTTTGTGCAGGGCATCATGGGGCCAGTAGGATCGGGTAAGTCATACGCCTGCGCAGCCCGGATATTCATCCAGGCCGTCAAACAAAAGCCCTCTTCTATAGACAACATCCGGTACAGCCGCTGGGCCGTGGTACGCAACAGCTACCCCATGCTGAAGACCACGACCATCAAGACCTGGCTGGATCTGTTTCCAGAGGCTACCTTTGGCCCCATGCTCTGGACACCACCCATCACCCACCACATCAGACTGCCCGCACGCGGTGATGCTGCAGGCATCGACTGTGAGGTGATCTTCCTGGCGCTGGATCAACCCAAGGATGTCAGGAAGCTCTTGTCGCTCGAGCTGACAGGTGCATGGGTAAACGAGGCCAGGGAGCTGCCTAAAGCGGTCATAGACGGCCTAACGCACCGGGTTGGTAGGTATCCAACTAAGAGGGATGGCGGCGCGTCCTGGCACGGTATCTGGATGGATACCAACCCAATGGATGATGACCACTGGTGGCACAACATGGCCGAGAAGGAAAAGCCCCAGGGTTGGAAGTTCTGGAAGCAGCCAGGTGGCGTCATCGAGGTATCCGGGGATGAGCTGCCGGAGAACCCGGAGGCCAATGACCATATATTTGCTGCCGGCAAGTGGTGGAAGACCAACCCGCGGGCAGAGAACGTCAACAACCTGCCGGCTGGGTACTATCAGCAGATGCTGCCTGGTAAGAACCTGGACTGGATCAGATGCTACGCAGCAGGCCTATATACATATGTGCAAGAGGGTAGACCCGTCTGGCCAGAGTATGACGATGCCAGCATGTCAGGGGATACCGAAGTGGAACCAGGGGTTCCGATCCAGGTCGGCCTGGACTTTGGTCTGACCCCTGCGGCAACGATCGGGCAAAGGCTGCCTAACGGGCGCTGGCTGATCCATCACGAGATTGTGACGTTTGACATGGGCCTTGAGCGGTTCGGGCTGCAGCTGCTGGCAGAGCTCAACCAGCGATACCCTAATCATCAGGTGATGCTCTGGGGTGATCCTGCGGGCATGGCCAGGGATGCGATCTATGAGGTCACGAGCTTTGACTTCCTGAAGACTCTGGGGCTCAGAGCACAACCCACTGCCAGCAACGACTTCAAGGTTCGACGAGAAGCCGCTGCAGCGCCCATGCAAAGGCTAGTCAATGGTAAGCCAGGGTTGATTGTGAATCGCTCCTGCAAGCTGCTTAGAAAGGCTCTGGGAGGCGGGTACCACTTCAAACGGGTATCGATCGGCTCTGGCCAGGAA